GTACAATTAGTAGGAGTGGTCAAAGGTTGACCAGAGTTGTTTCCATGATGCTTCTGATAAAGGGTTGACCAGGACAACTGAAGAGTTTCCACAATTTCATTCCACATGACCTCACGGGCACGTTTCATTCCGTCGTGGCTGACATCGTCAATTGTGTCAATGATCACCTTACCAGCAGCATACATGAACTGTGATGGTATAGTACCATCAAAGGAAGAAAAGTCACCATCAAGAACATGGGGACCTTGGGCTGTCAAGAAATTATAGAGATCAGCCCATTGAGTAGACATTGGATTAATGCCTAAAGCATGATTCAGATTCAAGAAAGCTCGTTTATGAGCAGCCTTAAACCTTCCAAAGAGATATCTCATCATCAAAACAGATTCAAAAGGAGCAGCTGTAAAAGCTCTTGTTTTTCCTTGCTTGATTTTTGATTCATCTCTAAGTTCATCCTTCAGACAATCTTTCCAAATAGAATGAGTTCTTCTACCCTGTTGGGCTTCTAGAATTTTGTGCTCAGTAATGGCAGCCAAAGACATACTCTTTGTGCATTCAGGATCAAACCAATAACCAGAGATTTTCTCTCCATGGTACATGGTTGAAACTGGACGCAACAGAGAAATTTTCTTTGCCTTCCCTAACTCAGCCCAAGGAATTCCAGCAGAAGCTTTCATAGCAAGAGGTTGATAGTCAGGGTCTATGGGATTTCCATTAATGGCTTCCCACATACCCCTAGCAAGAGATTTAGGAACACCCAGCTCCTCACCTGACATCATAAGAGAATAATGTTCAGTGAGTTGCTGTACCAATGAGTCCAACAGTACTTGATCAACTTCAACATCAGGTCCAGAATATTTTGCAATTTGAGTCATTAAGATAGAGGGGTAACCCAGTCTATCTTTCATCAAACAGTCAATATCCTCAACACGATGATCAGTCTCTACAAGCACTGAAGGTCTCTTGGTAAATTCGGGAAAAGGATTCCCAAATGGTGTTTGAAGAAGTTCAGTCTCCATACCAACAGGCCGTGACACAATACATGTATCTCCAATATATGTCAAACTTCCCCCTACAAAATGCTGTGCTTCAGATAAATCTTCAGGCATCAACATAGCAAGGTTGGGGTTCAACACTGAAACATCAGACCATTCAACACTTTCAGCATGAGCATAAACATTTTCCAAATCAAGAGCTGAGATTTTCATCTCAGATCTGAAAATGGGCATTTCACACTCAGTCTTCAAAGCCTTGATTCTGTTCTGTGTTACAATTGAAGTAACATGATTGCTAGCACTGCCTCCTGTATGAATACCAACAAGTTTCTTTGGCGCACGCGCATTCATAACTCCAAGAATGCCACCACAGTCACCCTGCTGAGAAATTGCTCCCTCAGTAGAAATGCCAGCAGTAACAACTCTTTTTGATAGAACACGGGGTTGGGAAACTCCATCAGAAATCCAGTTGCACTCAAACTTGGTCCTGAACTCTCCACTAACAACACCAAAGATGTTGCGAGTGGGGAAATACTGAAGCCAAGTCATGGTCCTATTGGCTGAGAAAAACTGCTCATCATCAACAAATTGATTATCAATGTTGGCGAACAATCTCTCACATTCAATAAGTGCCAAATCCCAGTCAGGAGATCGAGAAACCATTTTGCCTTGAGTAACCACTTGTTTAAGGTGGTCACGCAATTCAAACTGATCTCCCATATTTCCCATATGGGCTGGTGCAATACAGTACTTGCCAGAGACAACACCAAAGCATGAACTCAAAGTTCTTTTGTTCACAATCCTCAATGTGTGATGTTGGGCAACCTTGACCACCACATCAATACAGTTAGCATCACATGTACCCTGATCTTCAAAATCTGAATGATCAGTATCCACTGTGACAGGAACTGTACTGAGTGCTGGCCTTGGTGTAACCAAACCACCCATGTACTCGTTAACAAAGTCCTTTGTTTTCACTCTCTGCTGTTCATTAGACATCTTGGTAGTTGCAGGTCTTTTTGACTCATCATCATAAGACCCTCCATAACCAACACGCCAGTCATTGCCAGTTTTCTTGGATGCTTTCTTTCCAATTACTTTAGCTTTAGGTCTTGTATCCTGAGCGAGCTTCTTGCGAGCTTCTCTATCAGGATCACTCCCACTTCCCTCATCATGTGCTTTTTCATCACAAAATGCAGGATTTCCAGGTGCCACCGAAATGGCATCTGGGGGAGGGGAAGATAACAGTTCTTCCAAAGTTATAACCTTTGTAGCTTCAGCAATTGTTTTTACTTGAATCCAAGCACCATCTTCAAACTTCCAGCAAGGCAATCCTCTCAGTGAACACAACCCATTTATCTTGATGATTAAATCAGGATCATTGGGTGGGGGTTTAAAAAGAGAAATTACTCCACCTTGGCTTTCAGACAGTTTCAGCATTTCCTCAGTTGTGAAACTTGCAAGAACATAGCGGGCTTGTTTCCATGTGAAACCACTGCGCGTCAAACGAAAACACTTTACAGCGTAATCGACTGCACACACAACAGCTCCAAATGCAAGACCAAGCACACCACCAACAGCATAGCCACCTACTGTCTCCATCACAGCGACAAGGCAAACCTTCGTTGAATCACTACAATTCAACAAAGTTGCCAAGCCATATGCAATGCGAACAACAGGGGACCACACCACTGCAATGAACTTGCAAAACCAACTGTCAGACTTCCACAAAATGGAATATGACATCCATGAGCAGAAACTTCGCTTGCAAAAGTCTTTCAACCTGCAAGCAAAGCTCTGCCTCTGTATGTCATAGACAGTACACAATCCACCTTCAATTGTCCACACACACTTCAACTCGGATCTCAGCCCATTGTCTTCCTGTATTACTACAGGAATACTCAAGGCAGCCATGTATCTGCGTGCAGCAGCTGGACGCAAGAGGTCAAACGCAGCACCTGATCTGTAAAAGATAGAAGGGTCATAGAGCTCAGGAAAAGTCATCACAGCTTCGGATAATGGTAACCGAAACTGTTCTTCTCCCCGAGTCCAACACACCTTAATCTTCAACAAATCAGACCACTGAGGATGAGCCCTCATGTCACTGATAACAACTGAAAATGGGTTCAACAAACAACGAACATGGGACATGTGCTTCGGCTTAAAGGGATCAAGATTCCCTCTCAGCCGTGCAGGTTCACCACCTGGGCATGTCCTAAAAGAAGACACTGATTCACCATCATCTGCTCCACACGGAGGAGGAGGATCTCCCTGATCTCTAAACAAATTAACAAGTCTCTGAAACCTGAATCTTTGAAAGAAACCATCGGGAATCTCCTCTCCCTCCATGTCTTCTGCATCAAAAGGTTGATCATCATCTTCCATAGGATACTTTTCCTCTTTAACAAGACTACTCTCATGCAAGGCTTCTGCAGCCACAATGCGGTCAGCAATGTCTATGGCCAAACCCTCCACACTAGTTGTACCACCATTTACGGTTAAGTCCAACCAAGGGAAAGTAGGGTCAAAGTCAATTGCAGCACCACGCTGTGGAGCAGCATGTCCAGGCTTGAGAGCACACTTAACATGTACTGGGAACCTATTTTTCAAGGCATCAATACTGTTAATTGTTCGAGAGGCAGTAGGAAAAACATTACAAGACACAATGACACATTTAGACGTGTAAGGAAGGCCCTTACTAGAGAGGTCTGCTTGGTATGTAGGCATTGGAGTGTTAGAAATTTTCTGTATGAACTTAATGTGATCAGACTGGTCAGCAGCCTGAAAAGCATCATCACACACATGGAATTCCTGACCAGTATAATTTTGGTCATACTGATCTCCAGAGTTTTGGTACCAAACATTCCAAGAGCTTGCTCCAGTAGCAAAGTCTAAATCATCTTCACCATCCCGCGCATATGCCTCAAGAAGTCCCTTCACTTTGTCAATCAAAACTGTGGTTAAGTTTGATTTACCAATGGAAGAGGGACCTTCAAGACACACGCCCACTGGGACAGGTCGAGATTTAGCACTATTTCTCAGTTGGACAAGTTTAGCACGAAATTCGCGCGTTTGCTTTACCAACTGGGCCATTTTAATCATAGCAGCTTGAGGTAATACCTCAGCAGTTGCTTTTGATTCCAACAGCTTGTCCAACTCCATGACAGCCTCAAAATGCACACAAAACTGTTTCCAGTAATGTGGCTTATTGAAGTCACCAGGAGTCAACAACACTCTCATCTCAATATCCTCAGCTTCTTTTGAAATTTGCTCAACAAGCAATTTGACTTCTCTAGCAGCACGCACCCTTGCGGATACATGAATACCAAATTCAGCCAAAATGTCCTCAATTATTT